ATCTAATAGAGGTTTATTGGATAGTCTTGTACTTTTTAGTCGCGCGGGTATTAATATACAGGTATTATTCGTCTTCCTCATCTTCACTGGACTCATCATTATCTATTTCTTCTTCCTCACTTTGCTCTTCATCATCTGCAACAATATTCTCCAGCTCATCATCAGAAATTTCTACTTCTTGATCTTCAGGTTCAACTTTATTGAATATTTGATTAGCAAGTTTTATCTTTTCTTGATCAAGCACGTCATTCTGCTTAGATGCCAAACTTTGATTTAAAGCATTTTCAGCTGCATTTAGATTTTTATTTAATATGTGATCAATAAAATCCACTGTTATTGTATTATCTGCCATAATTTATCTCCTTAATTAAATTCTTCTTCTGGTGGTAGATCTTCTTGTTCATCACCACCCTCTTCTTTCTCAGTGGCAATTTGTTGTTGCATAGTTTCAATATCTTCCTCAGAGAACATAAGAATGTTTTTCATTATCCATTCTTTAGAATAATACTCACCTACATAATTTTGTATTTGGTCAAGTAGTTGTACTCTTTCTCTTGTTAGTTCAGCCTCTCTCAATTCTGCAAAGTTATTATCCTTGAGATAATCAATAATAATATCACCCTTCCAATTATTCCAATCTTCTTCGGTAATAATACCTTTTAACATCAATTGTTTTTTTAGTATATCTTTAAATATATATGAGAATCTACCTCTTAGTCTGTCAATAAACTTTTGAAACTTAATTTCATCTCTGTTAATTTCATTTGAACGACCAAGTGTAAATGCATTTTGTTCAGTGTCTAATCTACTAATTGGAACATTTAATGAACGATATAATCTTTTTTGGAAATAAAGAATATCATCTATTTGTCCTAGATTATCACCACCTGGTAATGTAGAAATTTCAGTTCCTCTACCACCTTCACGTCTTGGTAGCCAGAAATCTTCCAACATAGACATATGTTTTCTATCATCACGAATCTGTCCTGTGTTTGCATCATAAACAAGTTTGTTACGATACCTAGACATAATTTGTTTCATATATTCTTCTGCTTTACCTTTAGGTAAGTTACCAACATCAATATAGAATATTCTTCTTTCAGGTGCCCTTGCAAGTCTGTAAATAACAAGTGCATCTTCCATCATTCTTAACTGATTGATTGGTTTCAATGCTTTATGAAGATATGATATAACTTTTCTACGTTGTTCGTCTAATAGACCAGAAGTTACATAGTTAACTGAATCTTCTGTAAGTCTTATACCTGATGTTTGTTGTCCAGGTTTTTCTTGATAGATATAGTATTCATTAACTGCAGTAACAATTTTTGCACCAGTCGCTTCGTCTTTCTTTGTTTTAACTTCTTTAACTTTTCGTATCTTTGCGGCATCTATAGGTCTTATTTCTTGAACACCTGCCTTGAGATTTTTTTCATCCACTACTAAATGGTGATACATTCTTCCATCAATATAATATTTTCTGAATATATCATGGCCATATTCGTCAAAATTTAACATACTATAAATGTTATCAAATTCTTCTTTTATTGTTTTCTTTATTTGATCTGTCGTATCAACATTATCTAAAATAATATCAACAGATTGTGATGTTTCACCTGATGTTATTGCTGCATCTACAATATCTTCAATAGCAGCGTCAACCTCTGGATGCATAGATACACCGCGGTATTTCATAATAAGGTCTTTTTGATCCTTAACCTTATCGTTACCTTCTATATCAACATATTGTCCGTAGTATGAACCAGAAGCAGTAATATATCCAGCACCATCTTCATCCCTTGGTGGAACAACAGAAGGTCTGTTTTTCATATTGTCGTCTTTGTTAGACTGCCTTTTTATCTCAAATCCAAATAATGTAAAGCCTTTTTCGTCTGCCATATGAAATTCCTATTTTTACTGTGGGGGCCTTTCGGCCCCCTTTAGTAATATTTAGTACAATATTAAGTAGTAGTTGGCACTGGTGCCAATGCTTCCCAATATTGATAATTGAACTCGACTGTGTATTCTTCAATCTGATTGGTTGTGTCATAACCTAATTCAATAGGACCAATAGTCAAAGGATATGCACCTCTGAATGTATAAGTCTTTAAAGAATCACCATTTCTGTCTAATTGTTCAATTTTTAAGTCTGCTTCGTAATCTATTGGTGATGCTAAACCAGTATTAGTTTTAAATCCATTAATACCGTTTGACCATCTCTCCATAGCATTTCTTATAGCGAAGTCTGTATCATTGATGATTGTAACAGACCATGTTTCAAATGTTCTGTCACCTGCCATCTTCAATACCCTTCCTCTATAATTAACGTCTATTGTACCAAAAGTTGAACCAGGTAATTGAGCTGTTTTACATAAGAATGAAGTTAGCTCAGCATCACCGTTTGCATATGCAGGGAAGTTAATCGTCGCTTTAAATAGATTATTACGAGCGCCACCACCACGAAGTTTAGCCTTAAAGTCGTCTACGCCTAATATCGCCATTGGTTACCTCCTTACACTGTGCCTACAACTTCTTCAAACTCTACACCAGTTCTAACTGCAACAAAGTTAAGTGTTACATAGTTAATAGAACGTGCAGGCTTGATGAAGATTGAAGCAATAAATTCATTCCTATCAATTACTGCAGCAGTGTTATTTGTCTCGTCACAAACAACTCTGAAATCAGTAATACCTCTTCTACCTTGAACTTCACGAAGTAATGGTTCAACAATGTTTACAAATTCAGCTCTTGTAAATTCGTCATTGAATTCAAATAGAACACTTTCCGCAGCCCTTGAAATTGCTCTTTCAAGTACCAAGAATAGTCTTCTAACATTAATCCTGTCAAACGCAGATGGTCTTGCAAGTTTAGTTTTATCACCAAACAATACAACACCTTGTCCAGGTATATTAGCAATAGGGTTTACACCAGCTTTGTACAAAGTATCTCTTTGTGCTTTAGTTGGTATATAATCAATTGCTGTTACGCCAAGATATTGACCTCTTCTTTGTCCAGCAGGACTGAACCAAGGAGCTCTATCTCTATCTGTGGCTGCCATTATACCGGCGGTTGATGAAGATGCAGGGATTTGAATGTATTGATCATTATACTTATCATATACCTTTAGGTAGTTACCATCAAGTACTAAGTATGATGAATTTGTCAATGCATTCGCTGTTGTTTCAATATTGGTTGTAATAGTTGCAGATGCTGTTTGTCCAACAATATCACTTCTTTTTGGAGAAGCTACTGCAATACAGTCTTTTCTTGCAATTGCAGTAGATACAAGATCATTTACAATAGTAGTGTGATTTGAACTTGTAGCATCTGGTGCAATTAAGAAATCTACCTCAACAACATCTTTGTCTTCAAATAGATCGTATCCTGCTAACACTTCTGTAGAAGTAAGTGTGCCAGAATTTACACCACTTGTAAGTTCAATGTCGGTTGTTGCAGTACCAGTAAATGTAGTACTAGCGGCATTTAAACCGAAGTTTGCGTGAGTTGAATCAACTGCGTTTAGCATATAGATGTATTCAGAAGTTTCATTGATTACATCTTTTGCAAAGATTGATGTACCTTCTGGTGCTTTAGCATCAGCTGCTTGAGAGACAAAAGGGAATCTTTCAAGAACTGTACCTCTAGTACCAGTAAATTCACCATCTTGGTCAATTACTACAATATGCATTTCATCATTAGTTGCGCTTCTATTTGATCCATATGTTGAAGTGCTTGGATATGCATCAAATGAAGATTTATATGTCCAACCGTTAAATAACGCACCGGCTGAATCTGCGCCAGGACATATACTTACTTTTAAACTGTTTCCTAGTTGACCAGGATATCTACCAATAAAGGTATAACCTACGGCCTCTAGTGTTGATATGTTAGCATCAAAAACTGATTTGTTATCAATTTCGATACCATCACCTGCTGAGTCAGAAGGTGTATTAAATAAACTTCCGTGTGCTGTTTTTGTTCCAGTTGTTGACTCACGAACAACTTGAAGGTTATTACCATATTTCAGATAATAAGCAGCCGTATGAAAATCTATTGTATTATAGGAGTCAGGATTGGCAAAAGTGTTAACGAGCTCTGTCTCGTTTGACACCTGCACTCTTTGCCCTACTGGACCCCATCTAAAGTTTCCTACGTATGCACCAGTAG